TGTGCATTAAACATTGTAGTCTTAGCCCCAGGTACACCCATATATTTAGGTTCATCTGGATGGTTGTTAACACTTCTAAATCTAATATCAACAACACCTGATGGTGTTATATATGGAATTGCTAGTCTGCCTTTGTATGCTTCATGTCCTGGCAATGGTTCTTTAACTATCCCTAGATGAAATTTCTTTCCCTCTTCTACCGAGAGATGTCGGGTTGAAAGATACTCTTCTGCTAGATGAAGATGCTTTGCGTATTCCTCCGCTGCCTGGTAAAGATAAGTTCTCTGCGAACTTGAGAGCCTCACTATAACTACCTCCTTGTCTATATATTATTAAGTCGTATACATCACCTTTAACTTCACAACCAAAACATTTAAATCTATTCTCGTCATAATTAATGGCTGCTGATGCGTGTTTGTCGCCATGAAATGGACATCTCATCTTGCGCCAACCATGCCCCACGGCTGGCAGGGTGGCGCCTATATGCTCTAGATAGGCTGCAACATCATGTTTGTCCATCAATCTTCCTTATTAATTCTATCCATATTTTTGCTGGCATTGTTGCGTACCATTCACCTACATCTCCTTTACCTATTCGTTTGTGTAAAACTACACCTGTCCAAGCATTATCGTTTTTAATTTCTACTTCTAGTTCTTTTACCCATGCTGATAGGTCTAAACGATAATGGTTCTTAACCTCTATAACTACACCATTAACTCCTGCTATATCACCTTTGTCTAACTGCGAACCTGCAATCCTACGCTCCGCATAGGGATACCATTTCTTTAGCCATTTAACTACATCTGCTTCTGCTTTGGAACCTTTTGCTTTGCGTGGATTACTCATCCCAACTCCTGTTGTTGTGGCATATAACGAATCATAACATCATCTAGATGCATAGACTCTGGGTTAAATGAAAGGGTTACATAGTTGTTGCCAGTTTGGTCAGCCTTACCATAACGATTCTTAACTGGGGCTACACATAAGAAGTTGTCATCTCCTTGTTTCATTTGCCCAATAGTTAATACCATCGCTGGTATCTGATTAACTAAACCTTGAATAGATGACCGTGATTGGCAAGGATATCCTTCAAATCCTTCCTTAGTGTGGTGCAATACAAGCACTGCAGCATTGGTATCTCTAGCCAAATACTTTAGTTCTTTCATAGCAGCACGCATACCTTGGAACTCTTCGTGTCCATCCATTGCTATATCCATTAGATTATCTACAACAATTAATGTAGGGCTTCTGCCCCATACTGTTTCAAATGCAGATACTTCTTCGTCTAAATCTTTAAGTGTAGGTGTGGATTCAAATGACCAGAACAAATGATTGTTTAATAATAGTATTTCGTTTGCTTTGTCTGGGTCTTTCTTTAATAAGTTCTCTGCCATTTGTTGACTCATATTACCTGCCATTGCAATTAAACGCATAGCCATAGTATGAGCATTTGTATCTGCACTAAAGTAAAGTGTTGGTAGTTTAGTCCTGGCTGCAATTGCTAATGCAACTGATGACTTGCCTGCACCTGGAGTGCCTGCAATAACTGTTACCTCTGCTCTGCGTAGAATAATTCCTGCTCTTTCAAAAGCCTGAAAAGCAGGGGGCAATGGTTCGCCCCCCACTTCTGCTTTCTTAATAGAGCGTCTAAGCGTCTTCATTTAACCTGCTCTGGAACGAATGTGTTCCATGCTGCATCTGTTGTTTTAAGATAAACATTTTTACATTTATCAAATGCACCCTTTGGTGCTGGGCAGAAATAACCACGATACATAGAACCGTCTTTACCTGTTCCTTGAATCGCTGTCATCTTTCCATGTGGACAATTGCGTCCACCAAGCGTAGTAGTAGAGTTATCTAATGGGCTGATACTAGCGCCTAGTGCTGATGCAACTTGTCCTACTGTCATTGGTGTAGGTATGGTGCCACGAATTGCTTTCTCAAGTTCCATTGTGGCTGATGTAATTGCATCTAATCCTTGTGCAACTAAGCCATCTAGTTCTGTTCCGTTTTCTGCACGGACTGTTACTAAACTACCTGCTGCTGTCTTGATTGTGATGCTGATTGGTGCTTCTGTGTGAGACACTATTTGTTCTCCTGTTCGAACGGATAGGCTAGACCTTTTTGGTCTCGCCATTGTCTTGCTTTCATAGCGAATTGTAAACCTTTAAAGCCTTCTTTAATATCTATCCACACTAGTTTGCACGTGCCACTACCTGCGGGTAAATGAATAATGATTGCTTTGTTCTTGTTTACTTCTCCCCATGTGCCACGGGTTGCCGTAGCCGCATCATACGGCAAGCCGTTGGCGTATATAGCCAACTGTATTGAGATATTATTTGGATGGTCTATTCGACCTGTCTTAATATCTGCAATAAATAACTCACCGTTATACTCAACAACTCTGTCTGGTGTGCCAGCAATTTTGTATTTATCTAGCACACTAAACTGTTCAATGAACTTGTTGTTAAGAATCTTAGTTGCTTGTTCATAAGCCTTGATGTCTGGTATATATTCAGGTGGTATTATACCTAAAGTTAAACCTAAATCTAATCGTTCAGCAAATGAATGTATGGCTGTGCCTATGTTTGCTGCTTTGTTTGCACCTGCTACTTGCATAGCATCTTCAATCAAAGAGTTAACTGCCATCTTATCTTCCTGTGCTGCACTGATAGATAACAATATGTCTGGTCGTGTAGTTAAACCTATTGCTGCCATCCGCATTTTCCAGGCGACTAATGCTGACGCATCATCTAATGAGTTAGCAATTGTAGTTGCTCTTGTATAGGCAATTGCTTTACCACCTTTCGGTGGAACTATTAATGGCCTGCCGTATCTATCTCTATCTATTTCTACCTTTGCCATGTTCTCCTTTATGAGTCAGCCCTGAGAAAGGAGATAGCCGAAACCAGGGCTGCTCAAGATTAGTATATCACATATTAAGATTCAGGATGGACACCATTAACTTCAATGTCGTCTACCCATAGGTCACCATCTTCAGTGAAGTTAACATCAATACTATCCTTGATGATATCTTCTACTGCTTCTTGGTTGGCTGCTTCTATACCTGTAATTGTGGCTGTGATAGTAACTGTGGCTGACCATGACTTAGTTAGTTGTTCACTACCTATGCTAGTAAGTAAGTCATTAACATCACCTACTTCACATAGAATTTCTGATTCGTCTGGTTCATATCTAGCCTGAAAGAATTCTTTTACATCAAACTGAGTGCTCTTTAATTTGCGCTCAACTTGTAGTAATTCTGTTTTGATATTCTCTTTATCTTCTATCAATCTGGCTAGTGATTCATTAGTAAAGGTATACTTAGTATCCTTTACCTGGATAGAGATAGTTGGTTCTGTGCCATCTACCTCACTGTAATACATTGTCATGCTATCTCCTTACTTTGATTGATGTTTGTGCATGAGTAGCACCCTCTGCTTTATCGCAGTCATCACACCAATAGCCATACAAACCATTGGCAAATAATGATTCAGATACTACTTCTTTTTTCTGTCTACATACATTGCATTCCTTGAACTTGGATATCATATACTTATACTCCTAACAATTCAAGTGCTCTGGTTTTAATACTATCATTACGACCAGCCATTGTGCTAACTGCTAGGTTCTTACCCTTAGCGTTGTAGTCAGCCCACTCTATAACTGCATGCCACATACCAAACTCTGTGTTTCGTATGTTTTCCTGTGTAGGTGAGGCTGAGTATATGTCAAAGGCTTTAGCCCTAGCATTGATTGCATTAGTAAATTGTTTCTTCTCACCTGTTGATAGCAAATGATGTGGTGCTTCCTCTATCTTACTTGGTAGTGGGAACACACGCTTGAAATAATTCTTAGCATGTTCATGGCTTGCTTTTCTATCAAGCAATGTATCTGCTAATGCAGTGTAATCATTAGCCATATCATAAGTTAATCGTATGATGTTGGCTATCTCTGATACTGATAGCGTTGCATTAGTTGTATGACTTAATGTATAAGTATACTTGTTATTGTTCTTGTATATCTTATTGATTTGATTCATACAAAACAAACGCTCAATCACTGGTTTAATAATGACTGAA